AAAATATCCATTGATTTATGACAGACTCTAAAATTTTTACTTTCTAAATACTTTACTATTGGAACGCTCATATCGTTGTAGTTGTTTTCAAATCCAATAACGTCTATAAAAACTTTGTCAAAGTTGATAGATTTAATTACATCATACTCGCCACCTTCAACATCTACAGACATATAATTAACACACGTAACACCCTGTTCGTCAAAGATTGTTTCTAGTCGTTTTGTACACACGTTCACAATTTCTGTTGTTGAGTTGGTCATAATATTCTCTTTTTGCAACCGAGACAGATGTCTACCATCATAACTGCTTTTTAACCCCGAAATCATTTCGGTATATCCTTTGTTCAAGATAAACTCTGCGTTTCCATCTGTATTACTTACGGCACAGTTAATGTTTATACAAAAAGGTCTATTGGTCACTAATTTGTTATACACACTCTCGATTGGTTCAATATTTATACCTGTCCAACCATTATACCTTTCAAAATATAAAGTGTTGTTTATTGATATTCCGTCGTGTGCACCGACATCAACAAAAAAACCGTTTTTGAAACCTTTAAAAATATTTGTTTCAAGATATTTGTCTTGTCCGTCTTGCGAGTGAAACATTTTAAGTTACAATATTATAAACTTTATATAGTTGGAAACAAGAAATATAAAAAAGCCGCAAAACGTCGCTGGTTTATTTTAATCATTATATATAATGATTAATTATTCATTGCCGTCAGAACAGTGAGTGATCTAAGATATTGATATATAAAATATTGTATTAAAATTAAAAATTCTATAATTTTGAGAAAAAATGAATTAATTTATATCGTAACTAATGGAAGTAAAAATGTGTTCTATTACACCAATTCCTAACCAAATACACAACCACTCTGATGAGCTCTCCAAAACAGCGTTTTCTGCGTTTATGTCTGCACACAAATGCTCCTACGACAGTTCATATACTCATGTTTCAATGGGTTTTCCAAAAGGAGTATATCAGATAGGAAATCAAACGTTACCCCAATTTTGGAACATGTACTCGTCTGTCTATAAAACGCACCGACAGTATATCGCAGAAAAGCAGGGAGAAGAAACTCCTATTCTAGTTGACGTAGACTTGAAAATAAAATTGAGCGACAGCAAAGATTTTGATGAATCAGTTTTATATACAGAAGAACAAGTCAAAGCTGTAGTAATGGCGTATCAACAATCTATAACAGATCATGTAAATTTTGAAGGTTGCGATGAAACTCGCCGGATCAGCGCGTATACATGTGTGTTGTTGGAAAAAACACCTTATATGGTTGAGCAGGGAGGTGTCTATTATAAAAAAGGAGGTTTTCACCTTCATTTTCCCAAAATCTTTCTTACAAAAAGAGAGCACGCCAACTACATTATTCCAAAAGCAAAAATGTTGACTAAAGGTCTTTTTAATAATTTGGGAATTATAGACTTTATCGATGCCGGAATCCTTGGTGTAAATTGGTTATTGTATGGATCTTCAAAAATGTCTTCTGAGCCGTATATTGCAACCGGCTGTTTTCTTAAAGACGGAGAAGCTACAACCTTAGAAAATGGGTTGAACGGTTATAAAGTTGCGGTTTTTCACAAAGAAGAGGCAGCCGCCCTGAAGTGTGACAACGACAGCATCATATCGATGCTTCCTAGGATATTGTCTGTTTTTTTATATAATCGTTTCGACGACTATTATTTCAACATCAAAACATATGTTCCTTCTCCTTTGTTAAAGGACATTAATGTGTTTTGCAAGCCGATTAGAAAGTTTAACGAGAAGTCTGTAGAGGAGAAATTAAAAGAAGCAGACGTTTTGTTAGATATGATTCACGAATCCAGAGCAGATAGCTGGGACACCTGGATGAAAATTGGTTGGTGTCTTCACAGTATTAGTGAAGGATCTCTTCAGGGTTTTATATCGTGGTGTAACTTTTCTTCTCGGAGTAACAAATACAACGAATCAGAATGTATCAGTGCATGGCAAAACATGAGAGATAACTCTTTTTCAATTGGAACTCTTAAATATTTTGCAAAACTTGATAACCCAGAGATGTACAAAGAACACACAAGAAAATATACAAAAAATCTTTTTAAAGTCGCGATCGAGGGTGGACACAATGATTTGGCCAAGATTTTACACAACGAATTTGCCAACGAGTTTGTGTGTGTTTCGATTAGAGGAAAAGAATGGTATCAGTTCAAAAACCATATCTGGCATATCAACGAGGTTGGAACAGGACTGAGAGAGAGAATTTCTAATAATAACAGTGTTATTTTGACGCATCTGCAAGACATCAAAGAAGAGACGATGAAAAAAATGTATGAACAAAAAACTAATCACTATGAAGAAAGCGATGACGAAGAAAACGATGACGAAGAAAACGGTGAAGAAGAAACCAAAAAAGACCAGAATAAAAAAAAGATAAAACAGATCAACAAGTTGATGTCAAACTGTAAATCTGCACCGTTTAAACACAACATAATGGTAGAAGCTCAGGAAATGTTTTATAATGAACGGTTCCTTGGTTTGCTTAATAAAAACCCATATTTGATAGCGTTTAAAAACGGTGTTTACGATTTTCAAGCAGACGTCTTTCGTGAAGGCACACCAGAAGATTATCTCAGTTCGTGTTTGCCAATTAACTATGTAGATTATAAAACCACTGATCATCCTCAGATTCTTCAAATAGAAGACTTTTTCAGGAAAATTTTCCCAGACGACTCTCTTCGCGAATATTTTCTTTACCAAGCAAGCCAAGTTTTCATTGGAGGAAACAGAGCAAAAATAATACTGTTTTGGACAGGAGAGGGCAACAACGGAAAAACGGTTACCCAGTATCTTTTTGAACGAATGTTGGGCCCCATGGCTGTCAAGTTTAGCACATCTTTAATCACAGGTAAGAAAAAAGACCTGGGCACAGCGGCACCCGAGCTTGCTCGTTCGGGAGGAGGAGTTAGATGGGCTGTTATGGACGAACCCAACGCTGACGAAACGATTTTATCTGGCACTCTTAAAGCTCTGACTGGTAACGATTCCTTTTTTGCCAGAGATCTGTTCCAAAAAGGAAAAGAAACGGTAGAAATAACACCACTGTTCAAACTTCATATGATTTGTAACAAACCTCCAGTTATTAAAGATGCCGATAAAGCAACTTGGAACAGAATTCGTGTTGTTCGTTTCGAAAGTACGTTTTTACCTGCCAACGAGTGTCCCAACACCGTAGAAGAACAAATGCGACAGAAGAAATTTCCTGTCGATAAAAATTTTTCTTCTGACACAGTCCCAAAACTTCTAGAGCCGCTTGCTTGGTTTCTAATCAATCAACAAAAATTGTGCAAAGACGTAGAATGTGTCGAGCCTGAGAGTGTCAAGATTGCCACCGAGATGTTTCGCCAGGATAACGACATCTACAAACAGTTTGAGGAACAGAGCACGTGCTACAAAGAAAACTCGACAGTTTCCATCACCAGTCTGTATACTTTCTTCAAAGATTGGATTCAGCAAGAGTACCCCCACGTTCAAGTTCCTTCTCGTGCTGCGTGCAGATCGGCTTTCATAGATATGTGGGGCCCGCTAACAAAACGAGGGTGGTTAAACCGTGCACTGGGTACAAATGGCGAAGATTAGATGTGTGTTGACGAAGTGTTTAAAGAATGTACACTCAACTGCAAATGTCAGATCAAAATATTTCTTTACAAGAATTAAATTTACACAATATACGACCTACTACCGAGTCTTTAAAAAAACCATCCAGCGGCGCAATCTATATCATTATAGGCAAAAGAGGATCTGGTAAGAGTGTTCTTATTAAAAACCTGTTATATTCCAAAAAACACATAATTCCAGTAGGAGTTGTTGTTTCGGGAACAGAAGACACAAATGGGTTTTATTCCTCAATTTTTCCAGACATTTTTATTCATACTGAATACAAAGACGAATTTATATTAAAATTAAACCAAAGACAAACAATAGCTAAAAAACATTTATCAAATCCTTGGTCTGTAATCGTATTAGACGATTGCATGCACAATAAAAAAGAGTTTGAAAAAAAACACTGT